GTAGCTAACAGCACAGACAAGAAAGACGCATCTATGGATAAACGAGTGAGAGAATTAGCAGATGTTGTCCAAGCACAGCAACAAGTGATTGACAGAATGCATAGAGATATAGTACGCTTACGAGTAGCCATCAACGAGGTATCAGCAAGGATCAAGTAATGACTCAACCAACCGATAAGTCCATTCGCGGTCGCAGAATACAACAAAAGAATAGACACATTGCTCGTCAAGTTAGAATTAGACAAGCACACAAATTCCCAATACCTACCAAGGACGGACGTACAGAAAAGCCGCATCGTTATCACAAAACCAGCGGAGTGACCTGTGGTGACAGTCACTGTGCCATGTGTGGTAATCCACGCAAGTTTTTCAAAGAACCTACCATGCAAGAACGACGATTTGATCAAGATGTAGATCACCGCCGTGATCGACGCAGCAACGGAACAATGCCCAACAATGAGTGATAAACTAAACATTGCTAATGAGATGCGACAGCTGGATCTCAAGAATAGAGACTTTTACAATGAACTCACGCCGGAAGAGCGCAAAAAGTTTTCTAACTATCTCATGATCAGATGGGGATCCGCAGTTCAAGGCAGTAGAGAACTGCAAGAATATTATGTGCAAAGTTGCAATTACTATTTCAACAAGCACTTTTTTAGTATCAACAAGCATCCGGGACTGCAATGGTTATGTGCCACAGCAGTGAGTCCAGGAATGGGCAGTCATAGACATCAATGGATCAGTCCCAAGAAAAAAGAAGGCGGAAATAGTGCTGTTCGCAAACAGTTGGCAGAACTTTACCCCGACATGAAAGACGATGAGCTGGATTTGTTGGCCAAACTAACTACCAAAAAAGAACTAGACGAATACATTCGCGATCACGGCAACGAAACTAAAAAATGAAATACGAATGTCGTTACTGCAAGAAATCTTTTGCAAGAGAAAACACACTGGCAGTGCATGTGTGCGAACAAAAGAAACGTTACCAAAGTCAAAACGAAACTGGAATCCAGATCGGACTCAATGCTTATCTGTTGTTTTATGAACAGTCACAGGGTTCAGCTCGCGCAAAAACATTTGATGACTTTGCTGCCAGTCCTTACTATCGTGCATTTGCAAAATTTGGACAGTATTGTGTCAGCGTTCGGGCCATCAACATACCACAGTTCACTCGATGGTTATTGAAGAACAACAAGAAGATTGACTACTGGTGTCGCGACACAGTGTATGGTGAATACTTGGCAGAACATCTACGAGTAGAAAATCCCACAGATGCCTTACAACGAGCCATAGAGTACAGCATCAGATGGTCAGAAGAAACTGGAAACCCTCCACACGATTATGTGCGATTTGGCAATGACAATGCTTTGTGTTATGCTGTGTCTACAGGACGACTCAGTGCTTGGGTCCTGTATAACTCTACTGCTGGGCAAGAGTTTTTAGGTAGACTCAACGCAGAACAAATTGGCATGATATGGCCCTACGTTGACACAGACTTTTGGCAAAGTAAATTTCGTGATTATCCCAGTGATGTTGAATACATCAAACACATACTTAAACAGGCAGGATGGTAATGAGCGCAGACATTGACATTGACTTACCAGATCGTGCTGCCGTATTGCAGTTGATATCACATACCGCAGCTCGCCAACTGGTGCAAGGACAAGTTCGTCGACACAACTCCGGTGTGTATGTCACTGCAATACCTCAAGATCCTGTCAACGATTGTGCTGCTATTGATTATGAAGTAGCAGAACAACGTGGATACTTCAAGATTGATTTTTTGAATATGAGTGTGTACAAGTTGGTTCGTGATCCCGAGCACTATGAACTGATGCTGTCACAGGAACCTGAATGGTCGAGATTGTGGTCTGACTCTACTTGGGCCAGTCAGCTGGTTCACGTGGGCAACTATGTGGATTTATTGAAGACCATGCAGCCTGATACAATTCCTAGAATGGCCGCATTTATATCAATCATTCGCCCAGGAAAAGCACACCTGCAAAACAAGCCTTGGGAACAAGTGTTTGCGTCTGTGTGGGATGGCGATGCTTCGCAGGGATTTGTGTTCAAAAAAGCTCATGCACTTGGCTACGCAATGCTGGTTGCACTGCACATGAATTTGTTACAAGATGTTGCTGTCAATCAACCCGTCGCACAAGTGTAATACTCTTGCGTTTGCTTTTTCTACGTGTTAGGTCGTTTAGGCTGCAGATAGGACCGCAGAGAATATCCAAGTCTTTGTTGACAAATGTTCTGCGATAGAATCTAAATGGTTCCCATTCTGTTTTGAGAAAGATGTTGATAGGCACAGATCTATTGCTTTCCCACCACCAAACGTTGGCCAATTCCAAAAACAAGTGCTTGAGATCAACATCTTGAATATGACCAAAGTCGTAAATAGTGGTGATGTTTTCGTCGCGATTTTGTACAATGCCCACATATTCCACACCGGCATATACACACAGTGACATAAAGGGGTATTTCTCAGTTAGTTGTTGTATTATGTTTAAGCCCATAAATATTAAAGGAGATTTCTAATGTACGCGACCACTGCCTATTTATATCAACAAATTCAATCAGTTTTATTGATAGACATCAGTGGCGCTTACTTTGACGCGAGGTGGGATCCAGTGTACGCAAAAAACTTAACTTTAAATCTAGGAGTTGACAACGTCATACTCTTTCAGTTTCAGAACCAAGATCAGAAACCAACCAGCATAGTGGGTGCCACTTTTACATTCCGTATCATCAGTCAAAATGGCCAAGACCTGTTGTTTGCCAAAGAACTAGTGGCCTTAAGTGCTGCGTCTGGTCGTGCCAAAGTGACCATTACCGCTGAAGAAACTCAGCACTTCCAAGAACAACCGGCCAGCTACAGTATTGAAATATCATCTGGCGTATTGGATCAGGCTGTATTCACAGATGATCAAGCTGGTGCACGTGGCACTATTAACATTGTTAACTCAGTATTTCCGGCATTTACTGCCAGCCAAGTTCTAACTGTTCCTAGTCAAGCACCTGTGGGTAATGTGTACTATACCAGTACTGTGACCACAGATGGCGCACCGCTAACTACCTTTCAGTTGGACACAGTCAACATCACCGGCAATATCTCAGTACAAGGTGCAACTGCTGCCACAGCAAACACAGTAGAATGGTACAATGTTCCATTTGAGGACTTGAAGACTGGCACAGTGATCAATCAGCTGGACCTGACTGGCAGCACAGAAAGATTGGGCATCAATGTAGAAGGATTCCATCCTTACATAAGATTAGAACTTAACTTTAGCAACGGCGAACTAGCAGAAATACTTTATAGATGAAATTCAAAAAGATAGTGGGTTTTGGTGACTCATGGATTTGGGGCGACGAACTACTGGATCCTGCCTTGGTCAGCCATCCCCGAGCACACCCTACAATGCCAGAAAATACTGCGTACCGAGAAAGTCATTGCTTTCTGGGCTTGTTAAGTGAACACTATGGTGTTCCAACTGAAAACTTTGGTATCAATGGCGGCAGCCTGCAAAGTAGTATATGGACCTACTTGTGGTGGTTAGAAAACGAGCAATTGGATCCTAGGGACTGCCTTATTCTAGTGGGACATACTGACGCTAATCGTACAAGCTTTTACAATCCCAACCATGTGAGTTATTACGGTGATCCACCATGGAATCGTTATGTTCATAGTCAATGGATACACAGTGGCTTTGAAGAAGAAGATCGCACCTGGACACAGATGGTAAAAGCGCATACAGTATTAACTGATTGCGATCAACTGCACCGACTGAACTATCAACAGAGTCTGCGATTCTTTGAAGGACAGTACCACGCTCTCAATCGCAATGTCGTACAATTCTGTACCATCCAGGCTCCTATGATTGCAAAGGCCTGTAATCTAGCTTGGCCAGATGGCAGCCTAAATTCTTTTATCTATCCCAATGAACACCTGATGGCACCCAACGGTCATCCCAACAAAACCGGTCATCAACTACTCTGCAATCTCTTGATAGAACAGATAGAAAATCAATGAAATATAAAAAGATAGTGGGATTTGGCGACTCGTGGATATGGGGCGACGAGTTATTTGACCCAGCACTTGCTCATCTTCCGACCGCTCACCCATCATTGGTAGAAAATAATCTTTATAGACAACAGCATTGTTTTCTTGGTCAGTTGGGCCAATATTATCAGATACCTTATGAAAATTTTGGTATCCCCGGCGGTAGCTTACAAAGCACATTGTGGACTTATCTTTGGTGGCTCGAACACGAAGAATTAGCAGTTGAAGATTGTTTGATTTTGGTAGGA